CCGTCGTAAGGCTCGTTGTCGATCGTGATCTTGTAGCTGACCTGTGGGATCACTGACGCCAGCATGTCGTAGCCGTCGATCAGGAAGGCGACCTTGTCAGATCCCTGGTTCCCAGTGCTCATGGTCTCTCCCCTTCACCTATTCGTCAGCGTCCGGATCGGACTCTTCCGACTTCGCTCGGCGCCTGAAGACGGGCCGCCTCGGACCTTCTCCATCGTCCCTTTGCACAGCCGGAGAGAGGCGGACGCGCCCGATCTTCTCGAGTCGCACAAGGGAGTCGACGGGCACCCGCCCGCAACGCTGGCCAGCGCGAGCCAAGACGGGAGCCTTGCGCGAACCCGCGTCGGACGGCTTCCCGAACAGTGGCACGACGGCGACGTAGTCTTCAGCGGAAGGCATCGGCTGACTCCTCTCCAATGAACTCACCGCAGTTCCCGCAAGACACGCGAAGCATCCGGCCGAAGCCAGACGTCGGCACGAACTGCTTGCGCGGGGCCCCGCACCTTGGGCAGTGCTCAACGCGGGCTGGCTTCCCGTCAGCCCCGAGAATCTGCGGCTGGTTCTCGCTCATGACGGTTCTCTCCGAACGAGGAAGTTCACGCTCCACAGGCGGCGCCTGTCGGCGTCCCGCCCGACGTAGGCGGGCTTGCCCTGTGGCGTAATCCAGTGGTAGTAGGTGGTTCCCAGGGTCACGGAACAGAGCGTCAGGCCGCGGTAGATGGTCTCAATCTTGTCGATCGGAGTCGTCACCTCGGCGGCGATCCCCTCCCCGGGACGCGCCCCGCGTACGACGACTGAGAGGCTTGGCGTCTCCCACTTCACGCCCTGCGCTCCGAATCCCATTGTCGCGCCCTGGCCCGGGCCATCCTTCACCACGACGCAGGCATCCGGCTCGTTCGGGAGCTCGAGCTGGAAGAGGGTCGCCTGGAACACGTCGCCAGTGAGAGACGTGATCTTCGTGACGATCTCAGACAGGTAGCTCATGCCCCGCCACCCTTCGCCTTCACACGCTTCACGATCCTCGACCCCATGCCCTTCGATTGCTCGTGGCAGGCGTTCAGCAGGAAGTGGTCCTCGCCGACGCGATGCGCGGCCGGGATCTCGTGCACCCAGAAGGCATAGGCCGCGTGGTTGATCACGCGGCACTCGGCGAGCTTCACGCCTGTGTCCGTGACGGCCGGCTCGGTGGTCTCGTAGCTGCGCGCGAGATTCCCCGTGGCCCACGGCGTGCGCTTCCGCGCGTTGCGCTCTACGAGCCTGGCTTCCTCGAAGACTGCAGACGCCAGATCGTCAGGCGAGAACTGGAGCCCCTCGAGCCGCTTCATCATCTGCTCGGTGCCAGTGAAGGCGAAGACAAGCGGGCCGCTCATCCCAGCACCACCGTGAGCATGTAGGGGTTGCCCGTGTCGGGATCCGTGACGCTCGGGCCGATGGCGAGGATCGGTCCCGTGTGGCCGTTCTTGAGGACGATCTTGTCGCGCGGGTCGATCGGCTCGCTCTTGCGGTTCGCGTTGCCGTTGGGCGTCATCGTCTCTAGGATGGTGATCTTTGCCGTCTGGACGACCAGCGTGCCGCCAGCGGTCAGACGACCTGCGTAGGCCCCTCCATAGATCGACTCCTTTATGGACTGGTCGACGATGGCATTGACTGTCACTGGGTCACCGTACGCGTTCCCCCCGTACCCGTCCGGCCCCTCGTAGGGCGTGACGGAGATCTCCTCAGGAAGGTCGAGCGCCTTCGTGACGGTGTCCGCGATGGCGACGGCGTCACTGATCAGCGACATCAGGTGCGCTCCAATGGCCGGTTCACCTGGCCAGCCTTCAGATAGCCCCAGTGGGCTGGGATGAGATTCACGACGGCGTCAGGGAAGACCTTGGCGGCGACCCCGTCACGGAACTCCAGCGCAACGCTTCCGGCCCGAAGCGCTCGAATCCCCTTCGCCTCGACGGCGTAGTCCAGGGTGCGATCCTCGGGAATCAGCTGCGCGGCGAGTTCTGACTGCGCCTCCTTGAGAAGGTGCGGGATCTCGTCGCTCGGGATGTTGTTGAGCTTCAGAGCATCGAGAACTCCGTTGCGTGGCCACTGAAGCGCCTGGGTCTTGTTGCTCGGGAGACAGATCCACTCCCAGCTCGTGTCGAGCAGGCGGGCCGCCATCGCGAGCGCCTCGTTCTTCGTTGCGTCAGTCGCGGCATCCCAGGTCGTCGTGTGGAGACGGCTCTCGAAGTATGTCTCCGCTTCGGCAAGCGTCGCGTACGTGTTCGCCGTTGACGCCCCAGGAGTCGCAATGAGAACGAGAGCCACGATAGACCTCAGTTGGGAACGACGCGGACCTTGATTGAAGACGCTCCGCTGTAGGTGCCCGTGGAGACGACCTTCGAGCGGATGCGGTCGCCCAGAAGTCCGTCGAGCACGGTGTCGTCAGAGAGCGCGCCATCTCCGGGCGTGGTCGCGGGAGTGACGGCTGTGTCGGCCTTCACCGCCGAGACCTTGGACGCGGTGGTTGTCGTGAACGCGTGACAGGCGATGTCGATCCAGGTCGTCCCGCCGTCCAGGGACGTCTGGACGTACACCTTGCAGGTTGTCCCGCCAGCGGCGCGCACGAAGATCGACTCTATGGACAGAAGCCGCGTGCCGAAGGGGAGAGACACCTCGCCCCCCACCAGTGTCTTGGCGCCTGCGAGCGTCAGCTCTTGGAGCTTCACCGAACGGTTGGGGGCGAGGGTTGACATGTCTCACTCGGCTCCGATCTCGGCCATCCGCTTGTCGATGGCGGCCAGCACGGTCTTGCGGGGCGACCCGTCGCTGTGCTCGTTGGCCTTGGCGGCATCGAGAGCCTCGACGGTGTCGAGCGCCTTGACCATCTCAATGGCGTCGACGGCGGACACCTTCGAGACGTCGGTGGGGGCGACCTCGATCTCGTCGTCTTCACCTTCGTCATCGTCAGGCTCAGAATCCGGCTCGGGATCTTCCGGCGCGACGGGCTCGGGAGTGACGTCGTCTTCGTCCTCATCCCCCACGCCGTCGTCATCCTCGAACGGGTGGGGCATCACGACGGGCTTGCGGACGGGAATGTCCTCGGGCCGCCGGTGGAGCTCGGGGTTGAAGTCGCTCTCGTTGATGATCGCCGGCCGGCCGTCCTGCAGAACCACCTTCATGGTCGGCACGTGGTGGACCTTCATCTGCAGGTAGCCCTTCTTCTTGGATGCCCCGACGACCTTGCCGGGAACCTGGATTGTGCGACCGTCGGGCAACTCGACGGTCACGAACTCGACGGCGGAAGCGTTTGCGTCAGACATGAGGGGCCTCCTCGGCTTGCTCAACGAATCGCTCGTAGAGCGGAACATGGTCCATCGTGAGAAGCTGCTTGGCGTTCAGCTCCTCGAGCTTGTCCTTGATGATGGAGCGGGCTACCGAGCCGATCTCAATCGCCTTGCTGTGATCGGCTTCTGTGCGCCAGAAGACCTTGCCTTCCTTCTCATGCACGTCGAGAGAGACGATCTCCTCGGAAGAGAGCGCAAGGGATTGCCGCAGGTCTTGGACGACACGCAGGGTCACGATGCTGCCCTGGGTCGGCAAGACCTGCAGCAAGGTCAGGCGTTCGAACACGGTGAGGGCGTATTCCATGGCCTGCTCCCCCTACGCGATGGTCTTGGCCGCGAGCAGATAGTAGGTCTCCCCCTCCAGCTCGCACGTGACAAGACGGTAGTTGGTGAAGTTGAGAGTCCCGCCTCCGGCCTGGTTCGCGCCGATCATCCCGGACGCCGTCTCGATGTCGAACAGGTTGGTGATCGCGTTGCCCGGGTAGATGCGGATCGCGGAGTTGAAGACGGCCGCCGCGTTGTTGCTGATCTCGAGGAAGTTGAGCTCTCCAGCGCCAGGCGCCGACACGAGGTGCGAGTCGAGCCAAGCGACCGCGAGCCGAGAGACCGACGTCCACGTCCCGCCGGCCTCGATGAGACCGTAGAGCGCGGCATGGCGTCCGGAACCGTTCACGGTCCCGACTGCCGCGACCTGACCGTAGGTGCCGATCAGGTTCGCCGTGCCGCCGAGCGTGTAGCCAGTCGCGACGCGAGCGACGCCCTGGACGCCACGGATCCCGCCACCGGTCGTCCCGTTGGCACGCCAGTCGCACGTCACCTCGAGACAGGCATGGGCCGCGTCGGTGTCGTTGAACTCGCTCTTGACCTGCAGAGCGTAGGCGTCGTCCGTTCCGATGGTCGTGCCGAGACCGCGGTTGTGGACCTGCGACTTGCCCTTCACACGCCACAGATCCGTGCCGTCCCAGTACGCCTGCTTGTAGGCCAGCGTGCCCTGGAAGTAGACAGCGAGACCTCCGACGCCGTTCTCGCCGTAGTGCATCTGCTGGCCGGACAGGCCAGGACGCAAGATCATGTTTCCGGACGAGTAGCGACCCTTGATGTCGCCCTTCCCGCCCGGGTAGTTTCTGATGTCCATCTGTGCGCCCCCTTTCTGGCGCCCGTCGGGATCACCGACCGAAGCGTTTGACTGGGGAGGGCCCCGACGGGAACCCTCCCCAACGCGGGAGCGCGTCTATCCTGCGATGCGTGACGCGAGCTCGCGCCGGACCAGCTGGACGCCGTAGAGCGAGGAGAGCGCGACGCGCGTGCGGTAGTGCTGCCGCGTGATCTCCATCGTCAGCGAGAGGCCGCTCACCGGGTCCATGACGCTGCGCCGGATCCCGCCCTTGTTGGCCAGACCGAACGGGTCGGAAGCCTCCATGGGACGGGCCGCCAGCGCGAAGGCGTCGCGATGGAAGAGCAGGTTGACGGTGTGGCTCGCCTTCAGCGTGATCGCCTCAGATCCGGCCAACGCCACCTGTAGGCCGGGCTCGATCGCGATGGCCGTGACAGTGGACCCGCCGGTTCCGGCTGCGGTCAGGGTGTAGGTCTGATCGTGCCCAGCGAAGGTGATGACGTCGCCTTCGACGAGCGTTCCGAGCGCGCCGCCAGTGACGTCAATCGACTTCACGCCGGTCGTGGCGTGAGCACCGTCGACGGTGTAGCCGGTGGTGTAGGTGCCGCTCGTGTGAGTCGGCATGTTGTTGTCCATCGCGAAGAGAACGTTGTAGAGCTTCCCGATCTCTCCGGTCTGGAGCGTGGTCGTCTCACCCCGCATGGCGCGGTCGAGCAAGAGGCGCAGGGCAGAAATGTTGGCCTCGGCGTCCTCGTCCATGACGCAGTAGCGGGGATCCTTCGGGGCGAGCTGGCGAGACAGGGCCGCACGCGCGGTCAGGAACTCGCTCATGTCGTTCGCGAAGGGGGTGGTGCCTGCGACGCCCCCCCACCCGTAGACGCCCTTGTAGAGCGCCAGGATGTCGGAGTCGACCTGGTTGGCGAGACCGCGGACGGCCTCGGAGAGCTGCCCATCGACCACCCCGCGGGCGATCTCCTGGACTTCCTTGTCGTTGACGAAGAACGCCGTCTCGTACCACTTGTCGAGGGTCAGCGTGACCTTGCTCGGGCTGATCCCGTCGTCATCGGGCGGCACGTAGGACGGGGTGACGGCGCTCGCCGACAGGGCGGAAGGGATGGGCACGTCGATCGCGCTGTACGGGGCTCCGGCTTCGCTCTCGTACTGGCGGTTGACGTACCGCGGCATGACAGACATCTCGCGCAGCGCCATCAGGGCGCCAGCGAAGATGGTGTTGACTACGCTCGTTGTGGTGTTGGTGTTCGCCACTTTGGGGCCTCCTGGACACCGATAAAAGCCAGTGTGTTGAGACCCCTCGGGGGTATCGCCGGTCGACCTCGGGTCGCCCCTGACGATTGTGGCCTGTCGTGCGTGTCGTGCCCGGCTTCGGCCCTACGGGGCGCCGCCAAATTCTCCCTCGGGGATCCCCCGGCGGCTCACGACCTATTGGCGCGCCACACGCGCCCTGCTACGTCTGGTCCGTCACTCCTCGGCCGACTGGATCTTGCCGGTCTGGATTTCCTTGAGGTTCTTCAAGAAGAAGTCCTGGCCCTCGGGCGTCTGATCCCAATCCGCGGGCAGGGTCTTTCCGGTGAACTTCTCGCCTCCTGGCGAGGCCCCCGGTGCGCCTCCCCCTTCGTTCGGCTGGAAGAGGTGGGGCGCGGTCTTGGTGAGTCGCTCGAGCCACCCGGACGGCGAGAGCGGATCACCGGAGGACGTGAGGAGCGGAGTGCTCCCGTCCATGGCCACCCACTTGCCATCCACGAGGCGGTAGGTCTCGAGCGCGCGGCGGCGGACGTCGTCGATTGCGCTCTTGTGGACCCCGGCCTCGATGGCCAGCTTAGTGACCTCATCCGAGAAATCGCGACGCGCCAAATCAGCCTTGTGGCCAGCCTCGCGCTTGTCACGCTCCTGGAGCTCGCCGGACAGCTTGGCCAGCTCATCACGAAGAGGCTTGTTGGCCTGCTCGATGAGCGCGAGCAGGTCTTCCGAGCCCTTGACGCCCTTCTTCTCGAGGTCTTGTGCCTTGGCCTTCAGCTCCTTGTATTCCTCGGGGTCAATCCCGTCGAAGCGTTTGACGTCAGCCTTCAGCTGCTCAAGAGCTGCGTTGAGAGAGCGGTTGTTCTCGCGGAACTCGGCCAGCTTGCCCAGATCACGGGCAACGTCGTCCTCGGCCTTGTAGCCGATCGGCGTCGCGTCGTCCAGGTCCAGCTGATAGGTCTTCCCGTCCTGGGATTGGACCGCCTTGTCTCGGAGCGGTTCGGGTACGCTGTCGAGTGAGGGGAAAGCGATCTTCATGGCGCAAGGCTACTCCCGCTCAGGAATGGCTGTCAACCGGTGCCGCCCCCGAGGATCTTCTGGAGCACCTTGGCATAGAGCGCCTCGAACCCGGTGTTGATGGCCGCATCGACCACCGAGGGCGCCTTTGGCTTGGGCTTGGGGACCCCGGATGGGCGTGTGTCCTTGATCGACGCCGGCACGAGGCTCTCAGCACAGCGGCAGCGCACGTGCCGTGGTGGCCCCCATCCACCACCGTAGGGATACTCCTCGTCGACGGGGATCTTGACGTTGTTGAGCCGCTTGCAGAGCGGGCAGACGTCGAATCCGGCCGTGTTCCACTCCCGCCGCGCTCCGGGCCCGATCATTCCCCGCTTGACGGCGTCGTTCACGCCAGCGCGCCACCCGTCCGAGAGGGCCTGCGCCGTCTCAGTCCTGGCGATGTCCACCGCCCGCTTCCGGATCCCCCGCTTGGTCAGGCTGGCGATCTTGCGCTCGACAGCTGCGATCTGCTTCTCGGTCGTGGCACGCTTGAGCAGCCTGGCCCGGAGCTTCTCCATGGCCGCCGCCTGCCGGGCGTTGAGGCCGATCTTGCCGACGATCCGGCGGGCGACGACGCTCGGGTGCTCCCCGCCCCGCACGGCGCGGACGATCTCCTGCCGCAGGGCAGCGCGCGTCTTGGCGCTGATGGTCGTAACCCGGCGGGCCGCGTTCTTCGTCGCGGCGGCGATGGCGCGCTCGTTGCGGGGGATGCCTGGCATCTCACGCCGCCCCGACCCTGCGAAGGTGCCTCAATCTGGCCGTGGACACTAGCCTCTGCGCCCAAGATATGCATCCCGAGCAGTGGAACTGGTCGACCAACTCTCCGTCGACGACAGCGTAGTTGTAGAAGTCCCGCGAGACGGTCCTCATCCCGCACACGATGCAGCGCCAGGGGTTGCCCCATGGGTCCATCAGTCGACCTTCTCCAGCTTGGCGATGCGCCGCGAGATCCCGAAGGACTCCTCAATCGCCCTGGCGAGCGCCGCGCTGTGCGCTTTCGGGCTCGAGACTTCGACGTGGGATACGTGTTCCAGCACTGAGGAGTCCTTCCCGGCCAGTGAGCGGAGTGACTGATGGGGGCGATCGAGGATCCCGATTCGCACGCGCAGTAGCTCTTGCCTGCGGTCGAGCATGTCGACGAGATCCTCGCGGCTCGGGCGAATCACGGCCGCGCAGTCCGGGCAGTCGCAGTCAGGATCGTGCATCA